TGTGATTGATAATCCTAAATTATTTAGAAAAGGCAGCGTAGAGAAAAAAGGCAAAAATATGGGTGCGTGCCTCTTCGATGTTTATCTTTTACCCGGAGACAATCCTGAAACAGAAGAATGGCTACAAAAGCAGATTGTCGAAAAGGCAAAATATATCTATATCTCTGAATTTGATAATTACGGGTGTATAGAAGGATATTTTGTAGTCATTGACAAAGAGGACAGTTCTAATAAGAACAAAGAATGGCTTTGGCGAAATACAGAGCAAAAGGTGAAAGAAATTCAATCGCTTGGTGCCACGCATAAGGCTACATTTTATTTTGGTGGATATGGTGATTGTACTGAACACCCGGTTGAATATGCCATATCTTCTGACGGATTGCAGAAACTAAAACAAGCAGGGTGGACTTTCAACGAATTAAAACCATTATCAAGATGAACTCAATAAACAAAAACGGTTGCAGTGTATGCCAACCCGGTAAAGAGAATTATTGTACCTACAACACCAGGTTGAGAGGTAAGAGAGTGAGAATGTACCAATATGACTATCGTACAGAAGATGGTGAGTTGTTTTCTTGTTGTGCGCCTACTTTAGAGGCGTGCAGAGAAAAACGGGATAAATGGCTTAGTTTACGACAATAAGCCTATTGTCATAAATAACGGTTGAAGATATTTCGTTATCTTTGGTTGTGGTTGTACCTTAGTGGTACTATCTTTTATAGTACAAATTTTATAACGATATAGTGATATGAAGATTGATTATAATGGTCAAGAGATAGAAGCGTATTCGCTCATAATGACAAAAGAAAACGCTTTAGATATTTTGAATGGCAAAAAGAGCATAGAAACACGTATGCTTAGCGTCAAATATGAGAAGATGTTCACAGACTTTGCTCAAGTTGACGAAAATGAGAAATTGAGAAAAGCTGGACGCGAGCAAGAATGTCAACCTATTTTAAGGACTGATATAGAAGCTATTCATTTTTATAGTACTGGTGCACCATGGACACTTGATGTCGCCATTGATGAAATTGGTATAGGTGAAATAACAGAAGAAGGGATAAAGTTCATGCACGACGAATTTGATTTTCACGATTTCGACAAACAATTAGAAGCGTTTAAAAAGAATCCGCCTAAAGAGTTGCCGTTATTCTATTATTTGCATATTTGTGAAATCATAAGCCATTCAGGTTTGAAATAATATAAGCCACTTGGGTGGCTTTGCTTATTTAGTAAAAGGATTGTTTAATTTAAAATTAAAGATTATGCCAGAAACGTATGCAACAGATGCAAGTGGTCGAAAGTATCGTACCCGAAAAGATTATGAATCCGGACGATTTCAATCTATGGGTAGAAATGCAGCCCAAAGAGCGAGAATTAATCGTAAGGTAGGTGGTAGGATTGCTTGATGATGAAAAAGGCAATAGATATAATAAAAACTATCGCCGAAAGGACTGACAGGGTTATATTGTTTCACTCGGCATCGGGTAAAGACAGCATAGCCCTTTTAGACCTTATTTCACCATACTTTAAAGAAATTGTATGCGTTTATATGTACGTTGTTAAAGACTTATCTCATATTAACCGTTATATAAATTATGCTTGTAATAAATATCCAAATGTTAAGTATGTGCAGATTCCTCATTTTGCAGTTTATTCCTATAGACGCATTGGGTATATGGGATGCGAGAAAAATGAGAAACAGAAATTTTACAGCATGGCTCAGCTTACAGATATAGTAAGGGAGAAATACAATATTGAGTGGGCTTTCTTCGGCTTTAAGCAGTCCGATTCAATGAACAGGCGTTTGATGCTACGTACATACGACATGAACGGAATTAATGAAGCGCAAAAGAAGTGTTATCCATTGTCTGAATACAAAAATAAAGACGTCATGGATTATATTAGCAGGGCTGGTTTAATCAAACCGGAATCATACGATTCCAAGCATCAATCATCCGGAACGGACATAACGGATATTAACTACCTTCTTTTTCTTCGTAATAGATTTCCGGGTGATTTGCAGAAAGTTATAAATGAATACCCTTTGGTGGAACGAAAACTATTTGAATACGATTATGAAAGAACTAAAGCAAAGTGAGACAAGGGTTATAAAACGTTCCCAAATAAACCTTAATCCGATTAACCCTAAAAGACATTCGGATGAAAAGGTGAAGCTGCAAAAGAAGAACTTGCAAAAAGTGGGTTTCCTCGGCGGTATCGTATGGAATGAGAAATCGGGAAATCTTATAGACGGGCATCGCAGGATAAAAGCAATGGATTTGCATTATAAATACGATGGTACTCCAAGCACTGATTATGACGTAAAGGTAGAGGTTGTGAATTTAGATGATAAAACTGAGAAGGAACAGCTTACATATATGGCAGTAGGGAACACGAAACCGGATATAGACCTTATAGCTGGTTATATCTCTGATATAGATTATACGGATGTGGGATTGGATATTGGGGAGCTCAACGATATTCTTTCTATAAATACAGCTATTCCTTCTTTCTCAGATTCTTTAGATGATCTATTATCTCCTGTATCATCGTTCGATGAAATAGAAAATCCTGTAATGGATGAAAAGACGTACGAAGCTAAAAAAGAACACATGAAATTCATCAAACAGCAGGTAAAAGAATCCGCAATAGAAAGACAACAGAATGAAGAAGCTTTTATAACATTATCTTTTTCTTCCTATGAAGCTAAAGATAACTTTTGTGACTTACTTGGCATTAGCACAGATGATAAGTTTGTCAAAGGAGAGGAAGTGTTGAAATTGATTAAGTGACGAAAGTAACAAATACGCGCGCCCGTACGTAAGGATATGTCAAAGAAACCTAATATAGATGATTTTAGGAAGATTCTCCGCAAATCTGGTGGAAATCTAACCAAGGTTGCGGCTACGTTTAAAGTAGCTCGGAAAACAATATACCAATGGGCGAAAGAGGATGTTGAGTTTAAAGATGCCATATCAGATGAGCGTGGAGCTTTGGTTGATGAATGTTTGGTTTCTGCCCGTGTTCTTGCATTGGGTATTCCTGAAAAGGATGAGAGTGGAAATTTTGTGGGCTGGCGCGAACGTCCAGACGGCTATATGATTCGTTATTTGCTTTCTACATTAGGAAAGAGCGAAGGTTTTGGGGAAGAATCAGAAGATGCCGATATTCCAACAGATATTGACCACGGTATTTCTATTGATTCATGGATTAAAGACAAATTGAAATGATAGTACCTCAAGAAATTTACCATCCATTATACGAGGATAAGGAAAAGTTTATAATTCTTATCACCGGAGGTCGTGGTTCGGGAAAGTCTTTCAATGCTTCTACCTTCATTGAACGGTTGACTTTTGAAATGACTCCCGTAGAGAAGATTGTGCATCAGATTCTTTACACCCGTTACACGATGGTTTCTGCCGGTATGTCTATCATCCCCGAAATGATGGAGAAGATAGATT